ACACTTTAGCCGTAACTAGCATAACTCTCCTAAAAGTAATAGTTACCCTACTGGGGAGGGCGAGTCCCCAGCAGGAAATAACTACCGTAACAAAGGGTTATCCGAACAGGTCGTCTGCAAGGTCTAATGAAACACCCTGCGTATCGTTCGGGTGAGCCGCTGTGCCACTTGGTTGGCTGCCCCCATACCGATCTTTGTAGTAACTCTTTATGTCTACTAAGTCCGAAACTTGAGCCAGTTTATCTTCAGGAATGACTGTAGGGCGGCTAGTTGAAGAAAGAGCATATGAAGTGTCATACATGCCTGTCCCTGTTCGCTTTACACGGACAACACCCTTAGACAATGTACCCCAGTCATTATAGATGTCAACTAACTGGTTCCAAATGTAGTTACTACGACCAAACCCTAGAGGGATAACCCTGAAATCGTCAACATGCTGAACAAACAACTTCTTACCCTGCGGGCCTTCTACTTCTTCCCAATCATCAAAACGCTTCTCAGTATGCATGATATCATGGACATAAGCCCAGAACGCAAACTTGTGGGAGGGCCTAACGTTGTCTGGAACCTCTGAAGCGTCTGTGTCGTCGTCTTTTAGAAGGTTAATCCAACGAGTACCCGAACGGTATGTGTAAAGATAGACTTCATCTAACAACTTATCGTTCTCTTCTCCCGAAGCGACAGGTGTTAGAAATGCTTGGTCACCATCTTTAAAAAAGATTTCCTGACCACTAGATTGAGATTGAGGGTTAGAACGTTCTTCAACCCTGTTTTGAATAGCGAATATGCCACCCATACGTACCTCCTTTAGCTTTTACCAAAAAGCTCTGTTTTCTATTACTTCATTAAGTAATGATTGTTTACGTATCTCTTGTACGTCCTTAACCCCTTTGGGTAACTCTATCCATGATACCATACAAGTATCTTTCATGCAACTATTAATTTTATTAATTGCTTTTTGTCCTGCTTCATCACTATCTAAACATAGGATTATTTCTTCAGGTTTTAAGGCTGTTAATCTAGCTTGTTGTTCTCGTGAAAATGAAGCCCCTAATAAGGCAAGACTTATATAACCGTTTTGCGTTAACCACATAGTGTCTAAAGCGCCTTCAGTAATACAAACTGTTTGCGTTGACTTTACTTTATGCTCCCCGAATAAAAGCTGCGATTTTTTTAAACCTTTAGAATACATGTATTTCGGTGTCGCATCTATTCTTCGTTCCATCCAACCGACTAGCTTTGATGACGCATCGTGTACAGGTATGATTAAGTCATTATACTTATTCATACCGCAATCCCAAGACTTTAAGGTACTGGGAGAAAACCCCCTGTTAAAAATCCATTTAGGAACCACTCCACGACTACCGGGGTAGTCTACTTCTTCTAATTGGTTAGGAAGAGGAAAGTCCTCCTCAAAGAAGTCGAATTCAATCTCAACTGCATTATTAGCAATATCCTGCTCAATCTCTGTAATATCCTTACTTGTGTATTTAGCTAAAAATGTTACTAAAGAACCCTGCCCACACCCCGCAAAACATATCCATTTACCTACTTCTACATTAATAGAGCAGGAAGGTAGTTGATCTACATGGAAAGGGCAGGAGATATTAAATTGTTCACGCTCGGAGGGTACGTCAATACCCACATTAAGTAATAAACTAGACCAATTGACCACTACTTACCTTTCGAGGCACGTAAAAACAAAACAATGTCACTTGTGTATCCGTTACCATCTGTAACTTTACCTTGCTTAATGTCACCAACAGTAATGTCAACAGTAGGCTTTCCCGGCCCTTTAGAAGTGCCTTGCTTTACTACTATGCCATCTTCATCAGATTTGAATAAATCAAATAAACCCATTAAAAAACTCCTTACTAAAAACCACCATTATCTAAATCGTCGTCGTCAATGATAGAAAACTCATCATCTTCATAAATCGTACCACAGTCTACGTCCCAATGCAAGTAATATTCTTCAGACGGTAAAACCCCGTCCCTGTATTTCTGAATCTGCATTAAACGTTTATCGTCGTTATCTTCAATAAGGCACATTGCCATTGCAACGTCGGCGGCTCTGATAAGAGCGTCTCCGAACGCTACTTGATCGGCTCTGGGCGGCTCAAACATGTTTGCTGCTTCTCTAGTTGCCTGTGTTGAAACCCATATAGCCGTATTAGTCGAAATACATAAATTCTTCATTCCGTAGAAAAGGGCGTGTGACTGTTCCCACATAGCCTTTTTCCCGTCTCCTGAGGAAATCAAATAAATACCATCTAGAACTACGAAGTCTGGTGAATGTTTTCGTATCAAACGGGCAATGCTCTCTATAGAAATAGTGGACTCACCCTCTATATGGTCACAAACCAGCAATGACCTACCGTTAAGTTCCTGTAAGAACTTTTTATATTGGTCTTCATCTATGGGGTCGCCATTACGTAAAGCCCTGTGGGAAAAGTTATACCCCATCTTTTTAGCTAATACTACGTCTGCCCTTAAACTAATAGCTGAAGTTGTCATTTCAGTAGATACTAATAAGGTCTTATGCCCAGCCATCACTGCGGTAGCAGCAGCCTCAACGCACATCCATGTCTTTCCTACCGTTGGGCGGGCAAACATAGCAATAAGTTCTCCCGGCATCCAACCAACTCCTGTACCATTAAACGATTTAAAGGGAGTAGGTATGCCCATCATACCATCCCCAAGCGCACGTTTCCTAGTTCGCTCTTGCCACTCCTCAAGCCGTTCAGAAGTTCCACTATTATAGATAGACACATCTTCATCGGTCTCTATTTCAACATCCCCTAGATTTGAAATAATAGTCGATAATGCTTTTGATGGGTTTTCCTTAAGTAGTTCTTTTTGTGATTGGATAGAATTCACAATTTTACGATAAATGACCTGATCTTTAAACTGGTCAACTGCATAATCGTAATTTAGGGTCTGTGCTGAAACGTCTAGCGTTGGATAGTTTTCAGACAGTGTAGAAACGGAAGGCGTTTCTCTGTACTGGTCTACATAATCAAGGATAAACGTATGAACTTCCCCATGCTTTGCGAAGTCTTTACCTGTATACCTGAAGTTTTTAAAATTTGCAGGGTCTACTAGATTAAATAAAACACCAGATTCTATATATTCAAAGCTTTGCATCTAAATCCTTACTCTATAAATCACTCTTGGGCCACTACCGTGAATGTAGCATACCACACCATCTACTGCTTTGTCATCTGCAACCTCCTTAGCCTCTGGAAAAGAGGTAAAGGTTCCTTCTACCCACACCTCTTGCTTAGAATTAAGCTCATTACTAGCAATAGATATTACTCTGTATTGCCCTTCAGGGGCAGTCCGACCAGTTAGGTCGTTAACAAACAACTGTTTTCTTTCGAGTAAGGTAGCTTTAGAGAAACCCCCTTTTCTTTTAGTCTTTTTTGGCATTTGCCCACTCCAATAACTGTGTTTCAATTTTATTCTTACGTTGTTCTGAGGCGGCACTTGGAAGCCATCTGGTGTCTAAGAGTACATATTTGCGCCAGTACGCTTTTACCCTACTGTTTCCATACGCCATGACTTTGTAATATACTTCAGGGTTATAGGCAGTTAAGTAATAATTGAACTCAAACCCCTTAATAATATATTTAATGGATACAGAATCAGAATTCTTATGGATACCATTATATATACCAGATAAAACTTTAAACAAGCCATATTTTTCAATAGCTTGTTTAATAATTTTTAAATCGTAACCTATGAATCCTCTGTCTATATAGTCTTTATGATGCCTACGTGAATATAACCATGTAAATTCTTTTCGCACATCATGCGAATTGTACTCACCTAATTGTTTTCCGTTACGTTTAACCATCGTGAAAGCCTTTTTTCTACCCTGCCGCCCAATTTCTGCTTTATTCTAGCACGTATTTTATAAGCAGACTCTTGTAGTGTCTTGGTAATTTCATCCATTGTCAAATTTTCAATTCGTAATTTCATGAAAGCATATTCGGAATCTGAAAGATTTAATTGCCTTAGTGCCGAATTTAACATCAAATTAGAATCCATGTCCACATTTACTTCCATTGCTTTTTGTATTTTACTAAAACGCTTTGTTTGTGAGTTTGCCTCCGTGTCCCACGATTGCATGAGAAGTTCTAAGCTGTGCGGTTGTGGGCGACGTTGGGCTTTTGTGATTAATGTTCGTATTGTATTAATCATTGTAGTATGTAAATAGGTATGGAATGAGACTTTTCGTTCAGGGTCAAATCCTTTTGCTGCCTTTAGTATGGCAATTCGCAACTCCTGAGCAATGTCTTCTCTGTCCATACCTCGAATTGAAGTAGTTTGGAGCATACGGTTTATCTTAGGTTCCCATTGAACAATTAATGCATCATTAATTTCCATATACATCCTTTATCTACATAATAATTACAACATGATGTAATTATACCATAAGGACTATGGAGCGTCAATTTGTTTTGACAGCCTTAGATCATATGTGCTGTCATTTTTTTGACCTTTGCGGCTGCATCCTACACTGCAATAAATGTATGTACTGCGTTTCCACGTAGAAGTGAATAGGCTTCTATGCCTTCTGAAAGGAGTTCGGCAAAATCTACAATTGACTAAGATGTTAAAGTATTCATACCTACATTCATCATGAATATGTTTGATTCTAGCTATAAGTCTAGCTGACGGGGGTACATCCTCACTACAGGCTCTACATACTACCCGTTTAGGGATGTTCTTTTTTGCAATAAGAACGCTTTTAGTTGGTAGTTCTGCTTGTGTTAAAACTTTATGGGCGTAGGATTTACGTACCCCAACCGTATCAGCAATTTGCGTTAAACGTAATATAGGGTTTTCTGTACGCAGACGAACTATTTGCTCACGTTTAGAAGGCATCTAGGCCAGCATCAGCAGACGTATGAGCCATTTCCTTTTCATAGAGCAATACAAATTTCTGTACTCTGGCTTTTAGCATAGCGGCTAGATACGCAGCATCTACATCCCCTGTTTCACTAAGGGATTTTATACGGCTGGACGCTGCTGTAACCCTTGTCCACTGTGCATCTGTAAATGATACCGTTACATCAGGCATTAGTTTTTCTCCTTTAGTTCTTTAATCTCTGCTGATAACTCTTGAATTGCCTTCATAAGTATAGGTACAAATTCTGAATACCTTGCACCGTAATAATCTTCTTCTTCACCGCCATGGGTGATACCCCCAAAATCTTCAACAGAATCCACACCATATTTTTTAAGCGTTCCCATAACCTCTTGCGCTATTACACCATAATGCGTTTGTTCTAGTTTAGGCTTCCCATCAATTCCAGTTTTACCTTTCTTTATCCATTTATATGACACTGGGTTCAAATCATTAACAAAATCTAGCCCTAACGTA